ATCATTATCCCCAAAACAACAATGGAGCATTCGTAAAGCACAGAAGAGGTTAAATTTTTGGCACGGCAGCGTGAGATCGAGTAAAACGGTTGCTGCGAACTGGGCTTGGTTAGAAAATTATAGAAATGCTCCACCAGGGGATTTTTTGATGGTCGGAAAAACCCTGGCGACGCTAAAACGAAATGTTATCAATCCGATTCTCGAATTAGTTGGGAATGACGGAGAATATAAATCGGGTTTGCAGGAATTTAGATTGTGGGGAAGAACAGCATACACCGTTGGGGCCTCGGATGAACGATCAGAGCAAAAAATCCGAGGCATGACCGTAGCGCGGGCTTTAGGGGATGAGCTTACTCTTTGGCCCGAATCATTTTTTAAAATGCTGCTCTCCCGTTTGTCCGTCGAGAATGCACGGTTTTATGGAACAACTAACCCGGACAATCCAAATCACTGGTTAAAGAAAGAATATCTTAACAGGCATGCCGGTTTGTATGGTGGTGACCTCGATGATATGGCTTCTTTCCATTTTAAAATTGAAGACAACCCGTATCTATCCCCAAAGTATGTTACCAACTTAAAAAAAGAATATCAAGGATTATGGTATAAACGTTTCATCGACGGTGAATGGTGTGTTGCGGAAGGGGCTATTTATGATTTCTTCGACGAGAAGATACATGTTTTACAAAAAGTCCCTATAGCAGATTATTATGGAGTGTCCGTTGATCATGCCTCATCGAGTCCAACAACTTTTGCTATTTATGGCCACAAAGATTCTCATCATCCAAAAGTTTGGGTGGAAAGAGAATATTATTGGGACCCAGTAAAAGAGAAGAAACAAAAATCTGATTTCGCACTTGGTGCTGACTTTGAAAAATTTATTGAACCAATAAAAAATAAATTACGTGGTGGGATTTATGTAGATCCAAGTGCCGAGGGCTTTGCTCTTGAATTAAAGCGCAGAGGTATAATTGGTGTTCGTGATGCGGATAATGATGTTGTCGAGGGTATACGCACAGTTTCTACGTGGTTAGGTAACGGAGATTTTGCAATAAGCAAGAATTGTCCAATAACCATTGCCGATTATTTTGGGTATAGTTGGGACCCGAAAAAACAGGAAATTGGCCTCGATGAACCCATAAAAAAGGATGATCATTGTGTTGACAGAGATAGATATTATATTTATAGCAAATACAAGCTCGGTGTGTATGACTTGTCTAAATTTAGTTAAAGGAAAACTCTATGGCAAAAAAAGATTCTATTGAGAAAAAAAGGGCTGATGGAAAAAAGGCTGTGCGATTTATCAACCAGGATTCCTGGGCGAACCTTCTTACGGGCATTGGGAACAAAGCCACAAGTAAGCAGGAGAATACGGAATTTGTTTTAAGAAATATTTTAACAGAACGGGAACTATCAGACATTTACCGTGGAGAGGGTTTTGGTAAAAGGATTGTAAGCATCCCGGCATCTGATATGGTTCGTGAATGGTTTAAAATAGAGGGAGATACTGATAACACCGTCGTGAAGTATTTAAACCAAGCAAAATTGGCCACACCTAAATTTGTTAAGGAAGCAGAGGTATGGTCTCGGTTATTCGGTGGGTCCATTATTGTTATGGGAATTAATGATGGTGCCCGAGGAGAAAGAGCTTTAGAGAAACCATTAAGAGAAGACCGAATTAAAAGTATTGAATTTTACCAAGTGTATGACCGTCACCAAGTGGATTGGAACACTGCAGATTTAGACCCCAACCCAAACAGTGCAAACTTTAATAAACCCCTGCTATATCGGATCACTCCGAATGTGGAAGTTCCTACGACTGAGTTTAAAGTTCATCACAGTAGAGTATTGCGTTTTATGGGAGATCCACTTCCTAAAAGAAATGCTGCGGAAAATAGATTTTGGGGGGACTCTGTTTTACAATCTGTGTTTATTCGGTTGAGAGGTTTTGGTGAAACATTGATTGCTACAGAAGCAGTTATCCAAGAATTTATTGTTGGGATATTAACAATTCAAAATTTGTCTGAGTTGGTTTCCAGTAAAGCTGGGCAAAAGCAAATTCAAAATAGGCTGCAGCAATTGGATATGTCTAAACATATCCTTAACTCATATCTGGTTGATAAAGAGGAAGATTACCGAAGAATTTCTGCTGATGTTAATGGCATAAAAGATATACTCGATTTTTTAAAGGATTCTCTTTCTGGTGTAAGTGGACTTCCTCAGATAAAATTATTTGGTGAACAATCTAAAGGTTTAGGTTCTACGGCATCAGGAAATATCCGTTTGTATTATGATGATGTTGCAGAAATGCAAAAAGATAAACATAAGCATTTATTAGAGCGTTTGGTTTCTTTGGTTTTACAATCACGGGATTATCAAAAAAGATTTAAAAAATCTGCCCTTAAACCTGATGATGAATGGGAATTAAAATTTAATCCGCTATGGCAACAGACTGAAAAGGAAATTGCAGAAACAAAGAAGCTTAATGCCCAGAGTGATGATATTTATTTAAAGAACGGTGTGTTGAGTCAGGAAGAAGTTGCAGACTCTAGATTTGGTGGAGATAGTTATTCTGCGGATATTAAATTAACAGAAGAAGGAAATTCCAAACGTAAAGGTGGTTTGGTTCCTGTAGCTAATCCAAAAACTGAGGGGACAACTGATCCCCCGGAGGGAGATGATACCGATGGCGACAACGCCAAAAGCGGTAGTTCAGGTCCAACTGAGTGATGTCCGGGCAGTTTTTGGGGATAAGGTTTGGGAGAGTATTATTGATATTTCTCGAACTTTAAAATCAAAATTTGAGGAAAGCCCTGAGTTTACTGGACAAATCATATTTACGATAAATTGTAAGAGGGGTGGTATAGGCAATGTTTCTGCGTATATACCGCAGAAAATTTGACTTTTTTTGTAAACTTAGTATATTTTTATAAGTGTTTGCTGGATGGTTGCTTTTGTCCCCTCTTAACAGAGACTTGGATTTTTGCCCATTTTGCCGTAAGGCAGGATGGGCTTTTTTATTTAGGAGAATCAATGCCCGTAATCGGTTGTACAATAAACGGTGGCCCCGGATTTAAATTTGGAGAGGGAGGCACTTGTTTTAGAGAACGTGCAAGGGCCGTGGCACAAGGAATTGCAATCACTATTTCTCAGGCAGGGTCCAGCCATAAAGAAAATGAATTAAGTTCTCACAACATTGACTCTGCAGAAATTAAAACAGTTCAGCATTGTGATTTATTGACTATCCCTAAAGGTCGGATGTTAAAAACGGACCAGGGATTTTTAGAAGGAAAGGCCCCCGTAGCAAAAACTGGTGTGCTGACTTATGTGATGAATGATGGTTCTCTTTTAAAAGAGTTGGTAACTGAAGAAGCTCTTTTTAACGTGGACAGTATGAACTCTTTGAAAATGAAGCCTGTTACTAACAACCATCCTTTAGAGGGTGAGGTTGATTCTTCAAATGCTGATTTTAGACAAGTTGGATCTACCGGGGAAACAGTTGAAAAAGAGGGTGAGTTTTTAATGACCACTTTGGTTGTAACGAATGGGGATAGCTTAGAGGATATTGAAATGGGTCGGCAACAATTATCTCCGGGTTATGATGTAGAATTACTTTTTTCTCCTGGAGTTTTTAAGGGGGAACAGTTTGATGCAGTTCAAATAACCAGAACCTATAACCATTTAGCCATTGTCGATTCGGCCAGAGGAGGAAATGATATACGATTAAGATTGGATAGTGTAGGAGCTTCGGGTTATGAAAAATTAAGTATGCAAAATAAAAATAAAAACTCAGATCAAAAACCAAATGAAAAGGAGAAAAGGATGAAAACCATTATAATTAATAATCTTGATTACGAGGCTGCCCCAGAAGTTATCAATCACGTAACTGTTTTAGCTGCTAAAGTTGATTCAGCAGAAACCTCTTTAAAAACCAAGAACGATGAGTTTGAAAAATTAAAGGCTGAACACGATGTTTTAAAAGCCGACCATGAAAAATTAAAAAATGTAGATACTGCTGCAGCAGTTCAAGAAGCAGTAGCAGCCAGAATTGATTTGCAATTAACTGCTCATGATGTTTTTAATGGTGACGAAGAAAAATTAAAAGACATCAAAACTTTGGATGACCGGGATTTGAAAATTAAGATCATCACTGATGTACAACCGGAAATTGCAAAATCAATTAATAAAGATACTGGTGATGTTTATTTGAATGCCATTATGGATACCGTAAAGGTAACCAAGAAAGAAGACAACGATGATGGTGTGGGTGACCAACGGAATACAATGAACGCTGGTGCTGGTGCCGGTGGAACTCAAAATGATCAGGGGGAAGAAATTTCTGCTGAGAAGGCTCGTTTAAGAATGATTAAAAGAAGCAATGATGCTTGGAAACCAGAAGCAGCTAAAAAATAAAAAGTAATTAAATAAAATTAACTAAAAATTAAAATTTTATAAGGAGAGAACAATGTCTCAACTTGCCGTAAATATTAATTCCGCAGAAGCATTTGCTGGGATGAAAGTAGATAGTCGTTTTGATTTAGTGATTTCTAAAATCGCTGAAGCCGTTATTGAATTTGGGACTGCAGTGGCCGGTGTAAAGGGTGATGTCGATACTGTAGGAAATCCGGTTAATGATGTAAACACTTTGCTTTTTGATGCTGATTTTATTACAGCAAACGTTATTGTCGTAACCGTTAATGGTATTTCAACCGGGAACGTTCCTTTTAATACGGATCACGATACCACGGCTGCTGATTTATTGGCTGCTATTGTGGCTTTGTCCTCTGTAAGTGCAGCAATAATTGATGATGGTCCT